TGGCATATCATAACAGGAGACATACATACTCTTAACATCATAGAACCTTAAGTTCTCACCATATTTCTTATACACCTCATTCCTGCCACCATAGGTTGCCCTCCTTATAAATACCTCAAAATCCTCACAAGGATCTATCTTTCTTACTGGGTAAAATCCCTTATCAAAAGCCTTCACTGCTGTAAGTGATAGCGTAGCAGAAGGTAGAACATTAAAGTGGGTAAGTAATGCCATATAGAACTTTTCTAGTGACAAAGATAGTGAGATACAGTCCCTTTTTAGGTAGGCTCTAAACTCCTCCATCTTTGCAGGTTCGTTCCAAATAATACTAGTCTCATCATGTTTCCATTCTAGCTTCCTAGGTACATCAAAGGCTTTACAGAGAGATGCAAGGCTCCTACCTGTTAAGCTGTAACTATCCTCAAAAGATATATTAGGTTCAATCCAAACTAGTTTTGCTAGCCCTGCTTCAAGTCTTACCTTCTGTGCATTCCTTACAAGTGAATCCAATACAAACTTGTTATCAAAGTGAGCAGCATTATGGGCATATAACTTTATTCCTGGAAATTTGTCTCTTATAAAGCTGAGGAACTCCCAAACTACGTCATGGTCATCACTTTGCTTGAAGAATTCATAGTATTCTTTACCATCTACAAAGCCTACTGCTATAGGTAAAGACCAGTCTAACACCTCAATGTCGAAGACAGGTACCATAAAATAGTAAACCTCCTAATTTACTCTTCATTGCTACCTTCTCCCAGTTGAGGAGTACTACCAGATTTTAGCTCTGCCCTTTCCTTCATAATTCTTGCAAATTCTCTTGCTCCCTCTCTAAGCCCAGCCCTAATGCATATAGTAAGTGATAATACTCTATAGGGCCTCTGCTTATTTAGGTAGTCAACGTATGGAGCAGGTAAATCTAGTATAGCCTCAACTTTGTTTTTTAGAAAGGGCCTTTTTTTGTACTCCTCAGGCATTTCAAATCCTAGTGCTTCTTCACCATAGACCATTGTCTCACTATCTGGATTCATACCAGTTTGATAGGTCCTTTCAGGGCCAACTGACTTCCTACCTTTAGGTGTTCTGTGTAGTTCCACCTCCAGTTTAGCAAACTTATACCTAACATCTTCGTACCTTTGTGCCTCTTGGTAGGCTGCAAGTAGTATTACATCTGAGAACTCCCTAAACTTTGCAGGCGTCATACCTTTAAAGTAGAGCTTAATATCTACACCTTCATCATATACTAAATCCTCCCTACTAAACTGAACTGGCAGTCTTGCTAGTACACCACTATTATGAAGAATCTTAGTAGCTTCAGTGAAGTTCTTACTGTATGGTCTTACTTCCATTTTTCTGTCTCTCCCCAATTTCTACCAATTTCAGCTTCTACTTTAAATAACATCTCATCCTTTACTAAAGCCCTACTAAAACTCTCAATTTCGTCTATAATCCTAGGCACTGACTCTTTGTCCTGGATATCTATAACTATTGAATCATGGATGGGGAATAACGGAAGGATCCCTAACTCATCCCTAAGGTTGTAAAGGTGTAGCATACAGAATAGGTTAATATCAGATGCTGTTGACTGTATAGGAAAGTTAGCACCCATCCTATATAACTCATGCTTATTTTCCCTGGTTATAAGAGGGAATCTCCTCTTCCTACCAAAATAGCTCTCTAAAAATCCATCCCTATGAATAGATTCCCTAATATCTAAGTTATAATGCCCAATACCAGGGAAGAACTTTCTAATTGAGCTCATTAGGTCATTTGTCTCCTCCTCACTAATCCTAAACCCATACATAAATGACTCCTTTCCTCTACCATACAAAAGGCCAAAAACACCACCTTTAACCTTACCTCTATCGTAGTCCTTACCTGTCCTCTCAAGTAGACTTTTCCTAATTATACCATGGGGATCTAGGTTTCCACTGAAAAAAATATCTTTCAGGGATGTGTCGTTAGCCAGTAGGGCATAGATTCTCAGCTCCATCTGCTTTTGGTCAAAAGCCCCTAGCCAATGACCAGGGTTGGGGAGGTACTGCTTTTTTACTCTGCTATTCCTAACTATATTAAGTACTGAGGGGTCTTCTGCTGAGAGCCTACCTGTTACTGTGCTGAACTGTTTTATAAAAGGATGTATTCTCCAGTTATCATCAAGGAATTTTGCCATGCCTACAACATAGGTAGACTTTAGTTTACCTAACTGCCTTGCTTCTTTTACTTTAGCTACAACCGGATGATCTATATAGGTATCTAATACTTTAACAGAGGAAGATCTCCCAAACCTTGGTAGTACAGGTAGTTCTAGTTGGTCATAGATAAGCTTGACTACCTCTTGAGATGAAAAGACATTTATTGAGTACCCCAACTCTGCTTCAAGCTCTTTCTCTATCTTATTTATATCTTCATCCAGGTAAGTATCAGTATCAACTAACTCATCAACATCAATTAGTATCCCACTATGCCTGATGTCCACAAACATATTCGAACTGGGTAATAGTAAATCTCTAAGGATAGTACCATCTTCCCTCTCCTTAAATATATCGTAGAGTTGATAGGTATAAGCTGCGTCGTGAGATGCATATCTATACAACACCTCATCTGGGATATTATCATAGCTACTCTTCTTATGTGGAAGGTATATTTTTATGTTAGACTCCCAATCACTAGCCCCTAGATACTTTTTTGCCATAGGCTTTAGCCCACTTGAGTAGCCCCTTTCATCCATTAGGTAATGGGCTAGCAAAGTATCATAGAATATCTTTGTCCGATAGCCCTCCTGCCAGAGGAATCCACAGTCAAACTGCCCATTTTGGAATATACAGTCACACTTGTTTAGTAACCCCCTAAGGTTATCATCCTGAATAAAGTTAGGGTGCTCTGGGAAATGGGGGGAGCTGTGACCAGGTATAATGAAAGATATTTCACCATCCAGTGAAATAGCAATGCATCTAATTTTATCTCTTCTCTTTTCGCTACCATATGGGAAGAACCCATTACCAGTTGTTTCGAGGTCAACTGATACTAACTTAGCATTTTCAATTTGCTGGTAGGCTTCAGCCTTGTTATTCTCATCGACTATAACTACTTTAGGTGTGGAGGCTTGCCTATAAGTGCCATTTAACCAAGTAGTACCAACCTCAAGAGCATCAAAGAAGTTTTGGAATTCATCAGTCCTCCTTAGTACTGCAGCGGGATGTACTACAGGTAGGACTGGGCAAACCAACCCAGGAAGTACTCTACCCTCAACTGAGGTAATGCTATAGTTATCCCCAGTAAGTACTTCAAGTGGTATATTTCCAAGAGCAATAACTAGGTCGGGTTTTAGCTGATCTACTTCATATAGTAGTCTATCCCTGCAGCACTTAATTGCCTTATTGAGGTCAGCAGAACTGCACTCCTCAGGTATCTCGCACAGTAGGGTATTAGTTAGGTAGTAACTAGGATAGTCTAGTTGCTCAGTGGCTGATCTTAACAGCTTACCAGAGAGGCCTACAAAAGGTCTACCTAGCTTAACCTCCTCCTTCGCAGGTGCTATACCTACAATGACAACCTTACCCTCACCCTCAGAAAGAACTTTGGGCTTACCATTAAGTGGGCACTCCTCACACTTGCAAAACTCTTCACTCACTGTACTTCAACCGCCTTTATGAATTTACTTATATTCTTCTCTGTTAGTTCCGGCAGTGGCTCTTTTTCAGTTTCAAAATCTAAAGTGGGTGGTTCAGGTAGATATTCATTCAACTTCCTACAATCATAGGCTAATCTAATAGGAAAGGAAGTAACAATACCTAGTATATTACCATCTACTGGTACTTCGAATAGTGGGTCAGAGTATATCTCAATAAATAGTATAGGTTTGCTCAGTTGTAGTTGGGTGACTAGTTTATTTCTTGGTTTAACTTTTTCTAGGTTACTAGGTAACCCTATTAAGTCACAAGTCAGCTCCTTATAACACTTTTTTAGTGTTTTAGTATCGTAGCCCTGTAAGACGCCAATTGTCTTAGTAGTTAGTTTTAGTTTTGACTGGAAGTGCTCAGACCAGATAATAGTCCTTTCAAGAGCAAAATCAGAGCTTGGTAGAACAATGGCAGAGGGATGTAACTTATAAGCAGCATCCAGTAGGATGTCAGTAGTATCATACTTTCTAGGTAACTTGGGTGTAGAATCCAAAATTACAATATCTCCCTGCTTTAGCCTTTCTCTATAGAAAGTGTAGTAAGTTGGACTGCTTAAAATAAGTGTAGCGTAGCAGTATTGAAGAGATGAAAGGATACAATACTTTCTTAGTTTATTCGTTGGTGCTATTATTCCTGCTTTCATTTTCTAACACCTTTGCTATACCATCAGCACAGCTGAGCACTGCATCTGAACCTTGGACATTATAAGGACTGGGGCACTTTATACCTTTAAGTTGCTTAATATACTCCACTACTGGTATACCATACCTCAAACCAAGTGTTATAGAGCGAGTAAGTGCCTCATTTTGGCAAATAGAACATCCACCTGCTTTACCTAAAGGGGCAAATACTTCTATAGGACCACTATCATCGTGATTAACTATAACATATAGATGACCACAACCAGTCTCTACCCTATGGGAATTTCCTGGCAGTTGTTTAGGTCTTTTCTTCTTCTCCATTATAAATTAAGACTCCTTAAAGTATTAGCTATCTCCCAAGTACTACTTACTGCCTTAAAACCTTTACTTGCTCTTGCTACTGATACATAGTAAAGATTCATCTCCTCACCACTATCTTCAGGGAACCAGTTATAAAGAATTACATAGTCAAACTCTAATCCCTTACTGCAGTGACAGGTCATAACCTTTAATTTATCACTACCATGGAACTCCTCTTTTTTAGGTCTTAACTCGCTTGCTCCATACCTAACTGTGTATCCAATCCCTTTAGACTCTAAATACTCAGACACTACTTTAACATCTGCGTTAGTGCGAGATAGTACAGTAACAAGCCCTGTATCCTTAACACTAGCACTTCTTAATCCCCTACTATAGATAGTATTAAGTATCTCTACAATAGCGGTGCAGCTTCTGTAGTTAAGCCTTAGGTAAAACTCCTTGCAACCAATAGATTTCAACTCCTGCATTACAGCACTACCTAGAGCCCCATTAAATCCATAAATACTTTGGTAGGGGTCACCAACCGCAAATAACTTATTACCTATTATAGAGAGTACTACATCTAACTGGTCTCTTGATAAATCCTGTACTTCGTCTATAAGGACATAGTCAAACTTTAGTTTAACCTTTGAGGAGTTAAAATCAAGTAACATCCTATCATAGTCACCCTTCCAGTCAACTTCACCATAACAGAAGGAGTGGATAGTCTGGGCTTGTATACCTGGCATTCTAGATCTCATCTCACTTGCTGCAGACCTAGTAAATGTTAGGCATATAAAGTCTTTACCCTCTTTGTATAACTTCTCAGCCTTTTCTACTAGGGTTCTAGTCTTGCCACTCCCAGGGCCAGCAATACATAAGCAGGACCCATCATAATCAATTACTTTTTGCTGTTCTTCGCTCAGTTCCATCTACTACCCGATTTTAATCCTTGAACGAGTAAAATAAACCATAAAATACAGGTGAAGCTAGTAGCTGTAAATGCTAACCAGAGTCCAAGTGTAGAGTATGCAATAAGGAAAGTAATTAGGATACTACCAGTTATTGCTGAGGTTTTAACATGGGGTTTTTCTTTTGACTTTATAGTAGAAATAAGTGCGAGGGCAAACCCAAAACCACCAATCATCAGTAAGGCATCCTGCCAAATCATCTTAGTCCTCCTTAGGAACATGGTTAGTAGACTTACCAGTATTACCAGTACCCCTAGATAGTGTACTAATTAAAACCCTTTTTGTTTCAGTCTTATCATTAGGGCTTACTTTCCTAGATAGCCCCTTGCAGCAGTATTCACCATCAGTGACCTTATGCTTCCTGCTACAGCTTGGGCAGGTAACCCAGGTATAAAGTGCAGTTTTTTTAGCAAATTCCTCTTGTAACATCCAAGTCACTATCTATCCTCACTTGACTAACTTACTATAGATTTCTATAACTCTATCAGGGTGAAACTCACCAAAGTCGACTTTGTATCTCTTCTTAGACCTTTTCTGGTGAAGATTACCTACTACCACCTTATGTTCCATGAACTGACTAATAGAACAGCCATTTATTTTACAGAAATGGTTTGTAAGTAGACTAAGGTAGTTAATAGACAATTCCCCTTTATGAGCTAATGCTACAGTCCTACCCCAGTGCTTTATATTGTGACAGTCATCACATAAGCATTGGAATCCCTGCAATTTCTGTATTTTCTTCATATCGTCATAGAGCCATTTCTCATGGCAATTAACTCTAGTATCTGTCCTACCACAAATACAGCAGGTATAGTTAAATTTAGTATATACCTCTCTCCTGAGTTTGTCCCATACGGGTTTAGGTAGTAGATTTGCTAAACTAATGTGCCAGTTTAACTCAGGAACAGGTTCAATTTCTAGGATCATTACTCAATTTTGAGTCTTCTGTATTACTCAGTTTACTTACCTGTTGAGCCAAACCCACCACTACCCCTCTCAGTTTCAGCCAAAAAATCAACCGCTTCAAACATAACTGGTATAACTCTGTTTACTTTAATCTGGGCTATCCTATCACCTTTATTTACTGTAATTACTTGCGCAGATATATTCCTTACAGATATAATTAACTGGCCTCTGTAATCACTATCAAGTGTGCCTGGGGAGTTAACTATCAGTAACCCAGTGCTTGCCAGGCTACTCCTAGGCCTTATCTCTATCTCATAACCCTTAGGTACTTCAAAGGCTAGACCCGTTCCAATCATTGCAGTTTGACCAGGATAGAGTATATACCTATCAATAGATGCAACATCATAGCAAGCAGCACCACTACTCCCTAGTTGGGGTAATTTAACCCAGAGATGTTCTCTCTTTACTTTAACCTTAACAGTCCTCACTCACTACCCCCCCCCCATAAACTTAAGTAGTTTTCCTGGGCATATATAATCTGTCTCTTAGTGGGAGAAATCGAACTTTGATTAGGTAGTCCAACCATTGTTTCCTTACTTCCTTTCGGAATTTCTTCGCAGTTCTATTGCTCATTACTCTAGGTATCTTTCCATTTCCTCTATCAGAATCTTGTCCATTCTCTCACTGAGCTCAATTCTTCCCCAACTTGTTTTCTACTTTAAGACTTCATCCTGTAGCCGTTTCCAGGCTTCCTTGTAGACTCTCAATTTGCTGTCAGCCATCTACCCTCCTTTGTCATACTCCTATCCTATTCCCCCAGATAACTTTGTGGATCTGTAGTGAATACCTTACCCTATTCACTTTACAAAATTCAGCAACATCCCCTAACCATGAATTCCCCCAAGTATCTGACTGGATAACAGGACTTACCAGTACTACAGTACTCCTAGTTGCATTTCTCTGAATCATATCCTTAGCAAATAGCAAGTCCTCACTATTCCCTACTACAAACTTAACCTGGTCAGTACCTCTTATGTCAAACCACTCCTTCTCAAGAGATACACCACAAACTCCTGAGGAGGGACACTTTATATCCGCAACCCAAGAGTCCACAACTGTCCACCAGTTAGGTTTTTTAATTGAACCATTAGTTTCAACTTCAATCCTTAGACCAAACTTTTTCAGTCCTTTTACTAACTCATGTAGTGCTTCAGGCTGAAATAGGGGCTCACCGCCAGTTATACACACCCAGTCTTGGTAGTGAGATGCAGTATCAACTACCTTATGTAGGACCTCATCAATAGTAGTTACATTACCTAGATTGCCCTCTCTAGCGTACCTAGTGTCACACCAGACACAACCAGGTTCGAGTAGATTACAACCCTGAAACCTTATAAAGGTCATTGGGGTCCCCTGATAGAGGCCCTCTCCTTGGATACTATAAAAAACCCCATCCTTAGCTAACTTCAGGTTCACTGTTATCGTCCTTATCCTCAGCCTTTTCCCACTTACCTACAGAGGAGAATCCTCTCCAGGCTGTAAAGGTAGCAACTACTAGTAATGTAGTAATGTACCAAGCCTTAAGGAAATTCCCTGGAGTTGAGATACCTAGTAGTAAAGCTACCTTAGGCCATAGATATAGCCCAAAGGCTAGGAAACCCATTATCCAGGCTGAGATTAGTGTAAAGGTAACTACCTTTGAAAAGATTACTAGTCCCCTCCTTGCCCCAGCCTTGCCTACTAGTGCTTTTAGTTTGCCTTCTTTGTTCATTATTCCTCCTTTCTTATCTATTTTTGGTATCTTTAATCCTTCCTTCTCATTTTCTAACTGTGAATCCCAGACTAAGACCAGGAGATATGTTTAACCAAGCCCCAATTAGAAATCTAGTGTGGCCTTTGTTACCAACTAGTAATGGATCCCCACCCCCTCTAACCGTAACAGAGAAGGAGTCAAAGAAGCCCTCAGCTTTAACCTTCTCCCAGACATCCTTAACTTCCTGAGGCATAGAATCTAACGTTTCCTTGACAGCACTCATAGACCACTTATCTTTAGTATCAGTCCTGCGGAAACCCCAGGTCTGCGGAATAGGTATATATCCTCTCTCAAGCGCACTCACCAGATCTTTTGCTTCATTCATCCTTCTAGATATTGAAGTCTTCATTTTGGTGTCCCTAATATGGGGGAGTATCTTTTCACAGTCCTCAACTATTTCCCTTTGTTTTACTAGTAGTTCACCTACATAGGTAGGTAAGTCTCCTGTTTTAACTAATTTAGTATCCACTATGCCCCCTTACTAATAGTATTATAACTACCACAATTATAACTACTATAACAGTTGCTAAAATCCTAGCCCATCTAGGCCAGTTAGGTAGAAACCCCGCAACTTGACCTGCCCCTGGTATTCTGTCAGCCCATTTAGCATAGGTGACTTTCCTGTCAGGGACTAATCTCCTCTTTCGGTCTACCATAGGCCTTAACTCAGTAGTAATTAAGATAGATATAGGATTCCACTTCCTCTTACACTTTGAGCACTTCCTCTTTTTAGTATCAACCTCACCACCACATTTAGTGTGAACAAATCTCATCTTCTCATCTCCTTAACTCCACCATACTATTTTCTGTCTCCCAAACCCTAATCCAAGCTAACTCTAATCCTGCTACCCTTAACCATCCACAGCTCTCACTTATATATTCTGCTATAATCTCAGCAGTAGGATTGCCTACTATATCATTTATGCATTGGTGGTCAAACACCTTAACAACGTTATCCTCCAGGAAGGAACTTAGCCTAGAAAAGTCCATTACCATTCCAGTTTTATTATTAACTGGTCCTTCTACTGCCAATTCTACCACCCAATGGTGCCCATGCATACGCTTACACTTACCCTCATAACCTGGCAAGTAGTGAGCTGCATCAAAACTAACTTTCTTTGCTACTGTTACTCTCATTTTCCCTCTTCTTCTTCTCTTGCCACTTCTTATAGTAGAAGATAGTGACATAGATTGTTACTACGAGTGCAGCTATTCCTAGAACTAGTGTTTGAATTTCAGGCATACTACCTCCTTCTCTTTGTACTTATTAAGATAGGTTTAGTACCTATAACTGGATGTTCCCTAGTAAAATACTTACAATCCGGTGTATCAGTATCCCTAGCAGTCACATAAGTTTTAGTCCCTGAATTATCCATTGGATAACAACCATTACCATTTAGACACCAGCCCCATCTAAATCCACATATAGGATACCACCATTTTTTACCTTGCAAAGCCAACAACCTCCTTTATTCCTAACTAGGCTACCTGCCTACTCGATTTATGTCTAAGTAGGTACTTCAGGTCGGTATCACCCTACTCCCAAATTTAGCATCCCACAGCGTACTGGACGGGGAGGAACTGAGGATGGATCCTCAATGGGACTTTTCCCGTGGTAGCCTAGTCTATACCTCTATTATTCTCATTTGCTTAACAGGTTTGGTAACCATTACTTCTGGCAACCTATCAGCACCAAAGACTTCAACAAATTTGGTAGTACTTATTTCGGTCCTCTCACTAATAATCCTATGTATTTTAAGGTCCTCACATAATAGGACATCTTGCTCACCTAACTCCCTTTCGAATACCTCCCTTGCTTCATCTATTAGATACTGCCCATACTCCTTATAATACTTTCCTTCATGCCACTTTTCAGCTACCTCTGGTAGATCCATTACTTTAATATTACTTAAATCAACTGCTTGTCCTCTCTGGCAGAATTTCTTATGCCTACAAGGAACACATAGATAGCTAGGTTCTGGCTTTTCAGGTACTAGTATACCAGCAACTATCTTTTTAGTAAACTCAATTATTGGTATACTATAATCTAGATTCTGCTCCTCATAAACATCTTGTAATCTTGCAGAATCTTTATGCCTACCAATCAGGTAGCAACCTTTAATACTATCTCTTAGCTCTTCGGATGCCATATATAGTTGTACCTGAGTTCTGAATCCTGGGAATGCATCTAATCCTTTTTGGGATAGGCTAGTAAATTTGTTTAAAGACATAGCTTTTACTTCTAATAAATCCCACTTATCAGTATTTATTAGACCATCAGGCCTGCCACGGACACTCCCAAAGATAGTCACTGTAAGTTGGTCATTACCAGTATACTTCAACTTAAAACCCAAGGTAGTAAGTAGGTCAATTACTTCCCGTTCCTGATAGGATCCATCCAGCATCCTTAGCCTGTCCAGCCCACTTGGTGACTCCCTATCCAGCCCTTTATAGTTAAGATATGTTGCATAAGGACAGGGTGAGATACTAGTAACTGAAAAACCATGCTTAGTTTGGGGTGGTAAATTATCGTAATATGCTACTATAGATTCAGATAGCATTACTTTCCTCCATCTTGCTCTCAAAGTCATTACTACTATATATTGAAGCACCCCTACCATAGATACCTTCCTTAGTAGTTTTATTAGTTTTATAAGAAAGTACTCCCTTTATACCCAATCTTCTAAGGACTTTTAGAACCCCCTTGACATTTTCAACATCTCTATAATCTAGGGTATAGACACAGATTACATGACTATCCTTTAAGCTAGAACTGTAGGAAGTACTAACCTTAGACCTGGGACCTAGTAAACCTTTCTCTGTATTCTTTCTTATCTTTGCCCAGATAGTATCCACCGAGTCTTTAGGAGCAAATATTAACCACTTCCCGGATTCTACCCCTAACTCCTTTGAAGAAAGGGGCAACTTCCAATTCTCTGCGTATAGCCAATGTATCTCCCTAGTTACTTCTGTGGGTTTACAACCCATTAGTATCTCAAGAGCCATACCTGCTCCCGGACCTTTACTCTTTATTGTCTGTATTAGGCTATCTATATTTAACACTATTGTGCCCTCCTACTAATTAACTCCATACTTAATCTCCTTATCGCAGCCTACTAGTTATCTAGTAGACTGAGTAAAGAGGTTAAACTTTATTTACTGGGCAACACAAAGTTTGGTGCTCCTCCCTCTGAAGGTACTACAATGTAGACTGCATTAGGCAAGTCCTTGATATTATTAATCCACAACCAGGTTAAGTATCCTTCAGACATCCCAGAGGCAGTTATTGTATTACTGGCATCAACTATACCCTGGGCTTCAATCACTTTTCTGTCTGCTTCCAGCCTTGCCTTCTCTAATACATACTGCATCTGCAAAGCTTCTTGCTCCGCCTGTTTCTTAGCCTCAATAGCAGTTGCTACTGTTGGTGGTAACTCAACATCTCTAAGGAGTATCTGCTCTACCTTTACACCCCAGGAGGTCAAGTCTGAGCCAATCTTATTAAAGATTTCCTGCTGAACTGCAACCCTTTTCTCACCGTAAATATCAGCTGCTTCATGACTACTGACAACCTCTCTAATTGCACTCCTTATGGTAGGCCTCACTAGAATCTGTTGGTATTCATTTTCCTGCCCAAGGGACCTTCTTATTTCATCAGCCCTAGGGCCTTCTAGGCTATATAGTACTGTGATATCCAATCCAACGTATAGCCCCTCACTAGTTACTGTCCTAATCCTATCATCTCTCTCTAAGTTGCCCTCCTCAGCAATTATGCTCATAGTATAGTCTTGGGTTTTTACGTTGTATCTACTTATACTAGCCCAAAATGGTTTGAGGTGTATCCCCTCACCAAATTCTATTGGGCTAACTGAGGAAGTCTCATACTGGTTCCTCTCTATATTTAGGACCTGGTACCTAGCAAAAGGATCAAATTTGACCCCTACCTCACCAGCTCCTATCGTAAATATAGACATACCGATAAAGATGGCCAGTAATATCCCTACTATACCAACTATTACCCAAAATACAGGTCTATCTCGTAGTGGTCTCCTATACTGTTCTGGTGGTCTTCGTTTATCTTGTCTATCAAATGCCATGCTGCTCCTCCTTTCTAGTCAAAGGCTGGCCTTTCTTTTTCGGGTGCCCAGTCCTGACTCTCCTTACTTTGTATAAACCAGGGTTGACCGGCATTACAGGATGCTCTGGATGTATCATTATAGCACCACCCTTACCTACTTCGACAAACTCTTGGATAGGTTTGTAGGTTAGTACTCCCTTAATGGTGTCCATAACAGCTACATGCCTCCCTGAACTATTATACGTCCAGACATCTTCCATAACATGAGCTTGTCCAGTTTCACCAGTCATTGAGAACTTGAGATCGACCAAATTTACATTATCAGGCAGTTTCTCGACTGCTTCAAGTACTATGTCACCTTGCCTATAAACAATAACCATTTTTCACCTCCCTTTAGAATTCTACTTAACTTATTACTCGTTCCTTATACTGGCTCGGTAAGCCCCCAGTTTTACTTAGAAGGACACCAGTCAGAATCATGTGATCCTCCACAGTAGATACATTTTGGTGTAGGCATTGCACATCACCTCCTTTCTTTAGACTTCTACTAATGTGTCAAATCCACTTATTCCTACACACCATCTAGCACAGTCCTCAACACTTCTATGCAGGTAGGTATTAGGAACTCTTAATAGATATGGATCTTTGGTATGAGAATCTATGCCAAATAAGTATGCACAGTTTAGATTTCTATTACTAGGATGTAACCCTACCACTTTATACATTGGGTATTTAGGATGTTTCTCAACTACGAACCATTGGAACTCACTACTTACTGTTACGATTTTCCTATCCCTAAAGTACTGCATAGGGTCTACTGTAGTACCAGTAACCTGCTCAATCTTTACTCCGACTATACCCTCAAGTTGTTTAGTACTAACATCCAATCTATCTGCCATTTCTGTAAATCTGTTTACATCAGACTTAGATGTACCTCTCCTAAATAGTGGTATACTTATACTATTACTCTCCCCTCTTATCCAGGCTATAGCTCCTAGTATTACAACTACTATAAAGATATACGGTAGTATATCTAGTAATTTAAGCATAGCACTCCCCTCTGGGATCTCCCCCCCAGTAGTAATATCGATTGCTTTTTGGTTAACTAGAGGTATAAGATTTATTCCTACTACAATAGATATCATTACAGTAATAAGTATTGCTACTACCATTAACTCCCTCAACTTACATAAATTCTAACATCTTCATTCTTAGTTACCAAGTCAAAGATTTCCTTATATTCATCTTTACTGACGGTAGGTACTTTAAGATACTTCATACCTAGAGAAGCCTCTACTACTTTCAAGCCTCTACTAATATCCTCAGTACTGCCAAGATACTTAAATCTAATCATGTCTTGAGGCCTTAAAGTAAAGTAGTTAAAGGGGGAGTCCTCAGTGTAATCTACCACCCACCTATCAGCACTTATAAACCAACCAGGTGTAGCACTTTTACCATCTGCTTCAAGTTCTATATACAGACCCAGTTTAGAGAGTATCTTGACTAGTGAGCCCATGCCTATTCTAGCAGTGTCATCCCCCAAAATACAGATCCACTGATGTCTAGTAAATCTAAAGATATCCTCTGCTAAAGTATCTACACTAGGGTAGTCACTTCCTGTACCCAGGACAACAAACAATTCAGGTCTACCATAGTTAATACCTTCATGTCTTATACCCTCATACATTCTGTAAACACTTAACATATACCTCCTAGTTAAGGAGCCCCCTACCTAACAAGGTACTAATCTCTTCAACTTTTCTTGCCATGTCTTTCATGCTTGGGCAGGGATTACCTCCTTATCAATACATCTTTCAACCCAAGTATATTGACATCTGCAACAACGCCTGCATAAATGCTCTTCATCTATTTTTAGCCAGCACGCAAAGCCATAACACCACCCACCGTGATAGAAAACGCCAATATCATCTCCACCACACTTCGGGCACTTGGCTTCTGGGTTAAAGGTAATATACACTCTAGTCATTCTCTATCCCCTACTTACTTTGAAACTACCTTAGCAATTACCTGGTACTCAAAGTTATAAATGCCTTCACCATTAGGATCTTTAGCACCCTCAGCTTTCATAATCCTGGTAAGTATAAGTTTAACCTTTAAGGTATCACCCCCAGGAAGTTCATACTCATTCCAATCCTCAGTAGACTTTTTAGGCTCTACCTCAACTGTGGGGTACTCCTTGTTATCCACTGTAACTGTTTTCGCCATTATCAGGTTACCTCCTTTATGAACTACTAAACTAAATAGGGAGCCGGTTGGGCAGTCTCATGAGGGCTACTGCCCAGGGTTGACAGTTAACTAGTACTTTGGAATACCGCCCTCTTACCCCTAACCGGCATGTTTACTTTCTCCAAATATACTGGTTTACTATACTAATCACTATTAAAGCAGCTGAAGGTATGAGTAATACCAGAAAGTGAGTTACAAGAGCTATAGCTACAACAACTATCGCAGCCATTAGCATGATTAGTGTGCCTACGTACATTGCTTACCTCCTTATCCTTATGTACTGTACTGGCATGTACCTACTTCCTCCAAATTAACCACTTATAACCCTCCCAGTGTCTAATGTAGTAATCTCCCTTTACTTTATTCCCCACCAAGGTAATAAGTTTAGAACTTATACCCTCAGATATTAGGCTATAAGCTCCTGAATCCCAAATTTCAACATCACCTTTACCATAACTTTCTTCTATCCTACCCTCAAAGTCAGAGTACTCTAGTGGATGGTCAGCAACCTGTATTGCTAATCTCTTTATGCCCCTCTCAGTAGGCATACCCTTAGGCAGGGCCCAACTTTTAAGTACCCCCCCTGACTCCAACCTTAAGTCGTAGTGTAATCCCGCCCTATCAGCAGTATGCTTATGGATTACAAAATCAGGCACTATCTGTCAACCTCCCTTTACTTCCCTAATCTCTTACGAATAGGGCAGCCACAGTTAGGACACTTTGGCTCTTCAGCAATAAAAGCTTCAACTAACATACCCTTAGGTATGGCAACAGTCCTACTGTAATAGCAGTTACTGCACCTTACCCTATACATATATGTCTCTGGTTTTATCAGTGGTACATCCATTTAAGCACTCCTCACAGTCTCTACTACTCTAATAATGTAGTTACACCATTTACATACTATTTCCTTAAATTTGAGGTTGCCATCCCTACAGTAACTGGTGCAATCTACTTACATTTAGGGCACAACTCCTTCATTTTTCCTTCCCCTTCCGTAACTCCTTTCTTAACCCCTCACACAACTTAACATTAAAGACCACCTCGCAGTCACAGTAACCACCATTAGATTCAACAAACTTGATATACTCCTCCTGACTGGTAACTCCCAATTCTGAGAGGGCTTCCCTAAGTTGCCTAAAGTCAGCATAACAAGTCCAAGTTAAGTAACTCCTATCGCATGACTTTACAGAGCTGCACTTACCACAAGATGCTACTGTAGTCTCCTTAGAACACCTAAAGTTAACCTTTTTCCCAAGGAGGGCTATTGCTCTATTAAGCAGACTAGCATCCATCCTACTCAACTCCTTTCTGCAAGGCCTTTCCAAATCATTTTCAGGGGTCCTTTCACTTAGAGGTCTAGGTGGTAATCTACTTAACATCATTGCCTCCTCCATATACCTACTTTATAGTTAGACCAGTCACCTTTATAGGTATTCATAAAAGTATATATCTTGTCAGAGAAGAAATTAAGCCCTAGCTCCCTCTCATAGAAGTAGAAAATTGGACTTTTAGTTGAAATAGATAGCCAGCAGTAGAGTACTGAGTACTTACCCTTCAGGAAATCTACAAGGGCCCTAAAACTGCCTTTACCTGGGCAAGTAAGTTGAGATAGGAATACTGCATTCTCCTCCCTACTAAAGCCATCTACAATTTTAGTATCTACAAGTTTCATATGAGTTAGATAGGCCCTGTTCCTCTCCCACTTAGTAAAGTGATTAGTAACATAGTGTAGAGAGCCACCCACTCTAGTATAAGAAGTAAGAACGGGCTCATCCTTCCATGGGATTCCTTCAGAGTCTGGCCACTCTGCTACTAACCACTCATCAAGGTAAGCCTCAACAACTCTGGAGTCTAATACATAAGGGCTAACCCTCTCCTTATAAGTAAGAGCTAGATCGATTATAGTAGGTATATCTGTGCTTTCAGCTTGCCTAATATTCCACATCTAGATATTTCCTTTCGTCATGCTTTCTAGTCTCAACTTAAGTCTAGCAATCCTATAGTAGGTTTCCATAGCATAGTTTGCTAAGTCAACACATTCTTTCATAGCCTCATCTAGTGGGTCTACCTTACCTACCAAGCCATGCTTCCCCCTTCCTTTTTGCCACTTCTCACACATCAACTGAGCAAACTTAAAAGTCCTACTTATATCATCTTGGAACGTCCTTTCTTCTAGTGGCCTTTCAAGCCCAGTAAACCAGTCTCTTTCGCTCATACTATTACTCTCCTTTTTCTTCCCAGGATGTAGCAATAACTGTTGTTTTTATACCACCCCTAATAGTAAAGACACCTTCAACCTTAATCCAGTCAGGTACCAAAAGTTTTTTGAGGCTACTAAGTATCATTGAAGGTACCTGTTCATGGAATACTAGGCACATCCTATATGATGTTAAATAGAACTTTAGCGATTTAAGTTCTACTAGGTGCTCCTTAGGAGAGTAAGAAATTTTTATTGTAGCATAGTCAGGCTGGTAAGCATTGAGTGGGCATAAGGAGGAGAACTCACTAGTCTCAATAACTACAGCATAACTAATATCCCTATTATCATTAGGTATCCTAATTAACAACTCCGGTTGGGGTTTGTCAGTGAACACGAGTTTTAGATCCCTCACTGCATCTACAAATTCTTTACTTATTTTCGCCATAGTACATCCTCCTGTCAATCTTACTGTACTAGTTTTGCCTTAGGGAAAGGCTTAGTGTACAACTGAGTGCTACCCTCTAGCAACCGCTGTATCCTTTTATCCAGATCACTCCTGTCATTAGTTAGTATGACTACACAGATATTGAGTCTTTTTGCTGAGCTGATTAGGTAACATAGTTGCGTCGATAGAGAGGGAGGACTCCTCTTCCTTAGTACTAAATTAGAATCGAGGAAAATAAGCAGGCCACTAAGCTTCTTCTCATCCTCCAACACCATTTGAATGAGTTGTTTTGCATCCCCCTCTGAACCTACCATCAAGTATCTACTTAAAAGAGGCATAGCTGTTACCCTAGTCCTGCCATCACCTATTGTACTATTAGTACTTTTATCCTCGGCCATACTACCCCCTATTCAGCTCCTTCCTTAGATAAGCTATATTATAGTAAATTGCATCCCAGTAAATCCCAGGTGCAACCTCCATTACCTCAAATGTTGGGTGCTGCTTACTCATTAGTTCATCCCTACCAAAATATAATCCATACATACCATTACTAACAGGACTACCCGTATCAATAGATCTAACCTGGAACCCGTTATAGTTGCTCAATTCAGTAAAAGTAGTAAACCCAAGGAGATGAACCTCAGCACCTAAAGATGCCCGCCCTAGTATCTTATGCACTACTCTGCTACGGTTAAAACTCATCTTACTAAGTTCGTCAGTTCTTGTAGACAAGATGTCATAGGGGACTGCTAGTTGGTGGTAACCTAAATTGAGTAAGTAGTCTACATACTCTATTACACCCTGCAGGTCAGATCCTTGGACTACAGGAAGAAGAGTACCCCTCCCAAAAACCTTTTGGGCTTCAATAAGTGACTGCTGTGTTTTCTCGGCGTCACCCAGGAAGTCGGGGGGCACTACTAGATTAGGCTTAACTATACTTGCTGCTCTTTTTATTTCGTCTAACCCTAGAGGCTGTAACAACTCATTAACGGAATTATCAAGAACCTTGAATCTTGTACTATTTGAATAGAAATCTGCATATGCCTTATCCTTAAGTACAAGATGTGCAAGGATCCAGTCAAAATCTGCTAAGGGCTGAATCTCAGGTAGGAGTTGAGTAGGGCATTCTAATGCTAACTGCACATTCCACCTCTTGCTATAGCATAAAATTCTTCCCGGGTTGGATGCTCTTCAAAGCATCCTAAGATAATACTAGTTACTACTGGTGAGTCCTGCCTTATACCTCTCGATAACATACATCCATGCCTACCAACAACATAGACAGCAACACCCTTAGGTGTAAGTCGGTCATTCAACTCGTTTGCGAGTTCTGTGCTGTACTGTTCCTGCATGATAGGTCTCTTTCCCATAATTTCGGCAATTCGGTAGAACTTTGAAAGGCCCAATACCTTACCATTAGGTACATAACCGATAGTAACTTTTAACTCACAGGGCAGTAAGTGATGTGGGCATAAAATCCAAATAGTAAAAGGTCCTGCAACAAGCATCTCATTAAATGGATTGTCAAAAGTTTTGAAGTGCCTATCTAGTTCAACTTTTATCTGGCTAGGAGACCAGCAGAAGTCAGTATACATCCTAGCGAGTCTATTCGGGGTGCCTTTAAACTGCTTTACCCCATCCCAACCTTCATAGTTCTTAACTAACTCTGCTACGAGGTCAGCACAGCAGTCAAAGATGTTATAGGTATTCACTTAACCTTACCTTCCTTATCTGCATCTTCTTCGCACTCCTCATAGCAAGGGCAGCCCTCTGGGTAGCCCTCGTCACACCCATCATTCTCATCCCAGCATCCACATGCTTCCCTAATTTCTTTCAGACCTATCTCTGGCATTGTTATCCCTCCTCTAAATAAAACGAGGCCACTCAGATAATTTGGGTGGCCTTGTTAAATCCCGCAATACCTCTATATCAGGGGTAGTAATTTCCTTCAACCCACTTAGGTTAGGTCTGGATATATCCCTTAGGTGGCTAAATGAGTCTTTGTGTACCTCCTTACTTAGTAGCTCCTCAATTAACTGAAGCTCCTCCTGTAATCTACTAATATCTGACTCAATATTGGCTTTCTTCCCAAGTAATTCACTCTTATCCATTTTACCTTCCTCTAATAAGTGAACTTATAGTTTTTCCAGTTATACCCAAAATTATTAGGACTATTAGTGTTATAGGTAGTAAAACTATTGCCTCCCAGAGGGCAACCCATCTCCACCTTAACTTATTTGTTGTACCTAGTACTAAAGGGGCTATTACTAGCATAGCATAGGTTATTAGGAGCCCCTTAAATATACCCAGGAAAATGAAAACTACTGCTAGACTTAATATAGCTCCTGCAGTTATAGCAAATCCCAGATACAATTTCATTAGTCACTACCCGTTTCATCAAGTACATACTGAAGTGCATCTTGATAACACTGGAAGTACCGACCATTAGGCCTGCAGGTATCCTCTCTAGAATATACATAGACTTTACTAAGATTGATGGGCTGGATGATAAACCCATTTAGGAATTCAGGCTGAATAGGACCTACAATAAACATTTTACTCCTCCTTTACCATTTCCTTTCCTACCCCTAGCTTACTCCTTAATAAACTGACTCATAACCTCAGGGGCAGAGGTATCAAACCCTACCACATCCAACATTCCTGAGTCGTTAGGGTTAGCTATTGAGAACTCGTTACCTACCATCCCAACTATAATTAACTTAGCAGGTATGTTGAAAGTCCTTCTATACCTATTTAAGGCCTGAGTGGGGTGAATATCACCATACCAGGTCTCAGAATCGGTATAGATAACGAAGGCATCAGCCTCCACCTTGTTTTTCATAGCCCAAAGCATAGGCTGGGCACAATCTGTTCTACCAAAAGGTAGGTTATCAGTTTTACTGACTACACCATGAAGTGTGCTGCACCTAGATATATCTAGAGGTACAATGACGTCTTGGAATGCAGCTAGGGCTACACTCCCTTCAACTTTATAAGTCACCATTGCCATTGCGGAAGCTGCTACTCTAGGGGATAGCCCTTCCACCCCAGCAACACTACCACTGGACATACTACCTGAAACATCAAGAGCAAGGACTAATCTCTTACCAGTAGGTACTACACTGTCGAAGGCTAGGTAAAAGGCCTTATCCAGAGCATCCACTACGTCAGGTACAGGAGCCCACTCACCTTTACCTCTAAACCCATGACCAGCCTTATAAGTAATAAGAGCAGTTAGTACCCCAATAGGATGAACCCTTTCCTTCTTGAGTCTATTCTTGTCAGTTATTATTTTACAGACAGAGTCAGAAGCAGCCCAGCTACCCTTCGTAAGGTAGCCTGACTTAGACATATTCCCTAGATTCCTTATAACTGCAGTTAACCCTAAATTAGGTAGTAAGGCCTCAAAAACTGCAGGGGAGGACTTATACTCAGTAGGGAGCATCTCCATAGTAAGCCCATACTCTATTATTAGAGGTATGAGTTCGCTTTCCTTAGTGACTTTCTGGGCCTTATCAAACCCAACAAGGATATCAGGTAGTACCCCCTCTATTTCCTTATCTACTACCCATTTATAGATAGACCTGTGTGTATCACTTGCGGGTTTGGGGTGTGCCAGTCTAAGTAGATCTGAATTACTCCATCCATCCCGATTCTGGTACTTAGTTACCTGGAAAGCCAATCTATCAGGGGATTTCTCATTATACCAATCTCCAATAGCCCTCCTCAGCCCCCTCCCCCAGCCCCTAAAACCCTCAACGTAGTCAACGAAGTGGAATAGGTGCGTGCCTATCCTAGCTACTTTAGGTAGGGCATTTAGTGCTGCTCTCCTAGTACTTTCATTGCCAAGACCTGCACACATTGCCAGGACAAATAGAGCAGGGTCATTTTTAGGGGCCCTACCAGCCTCACTTATTTCAACGACCCTCTGAACAACCCTAGGTCCATCCTCCCTTATAGCCCTCTCTACTGACTGAGCACCCATTCTAGTTAACTCCCTTTCTGTGGCATAGTAAGAACCCCCCTCACAACCAAGCACAAGGAACCTATCAAGTCTTACCCAGTCATCCACAGCCCAAGAAAATCCACCTGCTGAGTTCTTTACCTGGGTAGTACCAGGTATTTGTTCAGATTGAGGGGTTTCCTTAGTACTGTATGCTCTCCTTAAGTATTGTCCTGACATTGTTCCTCCTTTTCTAATTTCTTATGGAGTAGATAAATTTTATAGAGGGATACTTTTGGAGGGACTCGAACCCACGACCTCCAGATTATAATCTGGTGCTCTACCTACTGAGCTACATAGAAAAATAGCTTCTATGATAACCCTACTATAGCGACCCACTCCATTTCTTTAGGAGAGAACCCTATGGGACTCTATACCCATAAGATGCCCTCCTATCATAATACACTTTATGCTGGGTAAGTATTAGTCTGGGGTACAATTCCGATAACCCAAACTGCCGACCCAGTATATTCACCCACTGTACTTAAATAACTAGCCTTACTAATTGAGGTATAGAGGATAAGTTACTTAGAGGGAAGTTCTTGAATCGCTCTGCCATTAAGCAATACCCCCAGATTTCTCTGGAAGTACGAGGATTCGAACCTCGACATATTCACCCATGATAACCCTACCAATTCGACCCTCTATAATCATTTACTCCTTACCAGATAGCCAGTCAATAAACCTGCTTACTACTTTACCAGTCTTAGGGTCTATAACAACCAAGTTACTCTTATTCTCAAGGTCATGTTTGGTCCAAAAATAGAACCATACCATAACTGGTAGACCTACCATCACTAAGCAAGCTATATCGTGTATACTCATTTACTCATACTCTATAGGGTCATGTACACCCAACTTTCTAAATCCTTCTAATCTTATCCTACATGAGTCACAGACCCCACAAGCATATTTACTACCATTATAACAACTCCAGGTTAAGTCAAATGGTACTCCCAAAAATAGGCCCTTCTCTATAATCTGGTGTTTTGTCATCCTAAGTAGTGGAGTAATAATACCTTTCCTTCTACCTGTCTCAGCAAACTGCTTACTGCCTAGATTAAGTGCTCTATTCATCGCCTCAATGTAGTTAGGCCTACAATCTGGGTACCCAGAATAGTCAATACAGTTAACCCCGATATAGACCTTATCTGCACCTATCGACTCTGCAATTGCAAAAGCATAGGTCAGAAATACACTGTTTCTCTGAGGTACCCAAGTATCAGGTACACCCTCCTCAACGCCAGTCTCTCTTGGCCTAAGGGATGAAGATTCTAACAGAGCTGATACTATAGGTATTGTAGGCAACTTAATAAATAGATGAGCAGCATCTAGTAATTCCGCAATCACACTAGCAGACTCAAGTTCTCTCTTATGCCTTTGACCGTATTCAAAGGATAAGGCAAATAACTCGCCCCGCTTACCTACCTCCTTCTTAGCAATATACGCAGTTACTGTACTATCTATCCCACCTGATAAAAGTACTACTGCCTTCTTAGTAGGTTTTGTTGTTATGTCACTAGATAAAGCAGATTCTGTTTCAAGAGCCATACACTCCTTTATAAAAGAGGTAGCTGATTGCCAGTAACCTCATCGAGGTCAACGTTATCGTAGATGGATCCTAGTAGCTTCTCCTGGCTACGAGAAACAGATATCTGTTTCCAGTCCCCAGTAAAATTATCCAGTCCCTCAAGTAACATCATAGCATCATCTTTAACTTTTTTACTCTTTGTCTCCCCAGCTATCATCCTTAGCACCTGTCTTAACGCCTTTACCCTTGTTTTCTGAACTGTTATTGACTTAAAGTTTGCCACTAAGTGACAACCTCCTGTAATTTTTCCTCATATAACCCTAGGCAGCCTAAGCATCGCCACCGCGAGGGGATATTCCAACTATCATTGTCCTTAGCCTCAAAGCTGACAGACAACATAGTAACATCCTGTTTACAACTAGGGCAAGGCCTTACCTTAACCCTCTCATCAAAGTATCTATGTATCTCTTCACTAACGAGTATTCTAGTTGATTGGTAATCCATTATTCCCTCCTTCTATATCTATTTCAATCGCCGGGTCTAGATACCCAGTTTCATATCCCAAGTCAACAAAGATGAAATGCCTATCATCTATCCCCAACCCAACTTTAAGGGCATCACCTATAACCTTATGAAGATTGTCTAGATCTGGCACTCTCCCATCTCTAAACTTACCAAATATCTTTACTGTTATAGGTGGTATAAACTTACATCCTGCAACTGCATCTGCTAACTCCCACATCCATACAGTTACTTCAGTTCTTGTTCTGCTCGTCCTTCTCTTACCTATAGTAAGTTTGTAACTATTAACGGACAGAACCTGTCCTATATAAGGCATTGTTACTTTCATGGTGGGCTACCGGGTAACTGCCTTACTCCTGTCCCAGGGCTTCGAATACAGAGACAGGCTTAACCCTTTTCATTGTATTCCTGTCTCCATACATATCGCTCTCCCTCAGGCCAACAAAGACAGTAAACTGTCTTCCCAGCATATCCTCCTCCTCAGGGGGGTTATAACCAGGCTTCATCATAGCCTCCCTGACTTCCCCCGTAGCCTCAAGCAAGAGCATGAGCCTCCCTAGGGTGTTCTCGTTCTCAGTGTTGATGTCATCGAAGAGCTTCCTGTTCTTAAACTGATCAGGCTTAAGTACAGTTGCTACAACGTGCACCTTTTCTCCCCCACTCCCACTCTGACCATACTTCCATTCGCTTATTGCAGCTAGGTATGGCCCAGGTACCGGCAGTGCTTCTAACACTACTGCTTTTGAAAAATCAATTACCCTTTTACCCTTCGGCATACAAACCTCCTTTTAGTATTACCCGGTAGCCCTAGGTGACTGGCGACCTTTCCCAGTCCTTATCCACTAAGGTGGTCAGAACCCATTATTCCTGCTTCTTTCTCCTGTTTCCGAAACTCTTGAATTAGCCCAAGTATAACTATAATTTCTAACTCCTCAGGCTTACTCCCATACTTCTTAGTCACATACTCGTCAACCTGATTCTTATCTTTGCCAGCTTTCTCTCCTGCTTTATACAATGCTAGTAACTGTGAAGCACTAGGGCCTATCTCCTCTAGCTTCTCTCTCCCACCATATACATCAGCAGCAAACCCAAAATTAGTAAGGCATTTCTTTTTAGAATCAGTTGCAGCAGATTTTAAGTCATCTCCATAGTCAAGGGGCTTGCCAGTCTCTTTAGACTTTTTAACTTCACTACTACCAAACTGCTCCTTGACTACGCTTATTGAGTCATACCTTGTTTCTATGGTATGTCCATCTGGGAATGTTTCGACTACTGTCTTACCTGGAACATGAATAGTTACCCTACCGAGCACCCACATATGTTCTGGGGCTTTATCAGTACCCCCTAGAAAGCCTTTATCCCTAACTTCGTAACTCCATAGATGACCAAATAGGGCATTTGCCTGAGCATCAAACCAGTACCCTGGCACATACTCAACCTTTGTTCCACCTCTAACAGGCCTCTTAGGTATCTCCCCACCAAAATCTTCTGGGGGTGTTATACCCGTAATAAGATTCCTTAGGGCTCTCCTATACTTTTCCTCTTGGATCTTCCTAAGGTCCTCATCACCTTCAAAATCAATCAAGGCCCTTGCCAAGTAACACCTCCTCCGCTTTTAGTAAGTGACTAATTAGTTTAGTCTTCTTACCATCTAAAGAATCTGAATTCTGCCTGATATACACCCTTAACCACCTAAGGTGAGACCTTAGATACTTATAGACTTCATCCTTTGTAGGCTTATCTACAACAGTAGGTTTATTACTCACCACTTACTAGCTTCTCCACTACCCTCTTTTTCTTTTGGGTATCCTTGACTTTCCTAACGGTTGCCAGTTGTATTAGTATATTTATAGGCAGCCTTACACCCTTATCATCCCTAAACTGCTTAATTGCTAGCTGTTTAGCACCAGCTGAGGAATAGGACTCAACCCTATAAACTTTACTACCTATTTCTACATCGTACTGACTAACCATAACTGACCTTACCTCTAGATAGCTAAACTAACCATAAGTATACCTTCTAGGTAGTCTTAAGTAAAACTCGCTGTCCTATTCTCAAGTTGGTCAAGACAGACCGGCCACGCCAAACCTCTACAGTTATGGTAGTACTATACCACAAATTCCTGCCGAGACGCTGTTTCAAGTTACTAGGGTAACTACCCCCAATCTCAATAGAATGGTAAGACACCGGCAGTATATAGGTAGACCCAGTATGCCTAAACATTTGAAGGGCTCTAAGAAGAAGAAAAACATGCCTAACTCCAGGCAACCGCGGATCTAACAAAAAGTAGTCTGTCTCCATTCTAACGTAGTTAGGCTCAGTAGGAATATTCCCACGAACAAGATCCGTCAACATTGCAGAGATGCCTACGCACTCCAACCCACTAACCTCCAACGCAGGTACCAGAAACCCATCAACTACATTGTCTACTTCACTAGAGTCCCACCCACCCACTGCTATAATGTTACCCACCAACCACTTAGATAACTCACTCAATTTATCCTGCATTTCCTTTTCTACTTTTTGCCCTGTTAGATAAGGCTACGACAATTTCTTGTTTCATACTATACCTCAAATCCACCAACACTACACTTTTTCGATTCGATACAATCATTCTATCATATCCTTGCAATGTATGTCAATATTCATCATATTAAAGACCCAATTTTACACAGTTGACTTTTCCCATTTTGATTTTTATACATTTTAGGTTTTCAAAAAAACTACAAATATTCTCAGTTGACAGACATATTGTGTATCTGTTACAATTATCACATACAATCATAACAGGTGCAAGTAGTATAAGCAGTAGGAGGTTATACTATGTAGTACAGTCAGTCAGCCTATAACTGTACAGTTGCCCACTGAGGTTATGGGTTACTATGACTGGATTACAAGTCTTGTAGAAAGGAGGTTGATGAAACAAATAAACAACTTTAGCTTGGGTAAGATACCATCCCACAAAATAGTTTTCGTCCTCACATCAGAAGTGGATTATGTAATGGAAAGAATTATCTTTGTAGAGCAGTACCCTGACTATGCCCATTATACCTTGATAAGGGGGGGTCATTGTTCCTGTTATGACTTTGATGAAACTTACTGGGAGGCCACTATCGTTGAAGAGCAAGAACTAAGTAATCTTCTTAAGGGTTGGGAAAAGCATGGTTATGGGTTAGAACCACAAATGGTTGCGCTTATAAGAAAATATCAAGGAGGAAGTTAACCCATGTTAGCGTTGAGAGTCTTGGCATAGGGACATAAGCCGAAACTAGGGGGTAACTCCCCTAGTCTATAGCTAAATGCTATACTGAAGAGGCAAATATGAAACTAACTAAATCTATTATTACTGGCCTTATTATCCTAATTCTAGGAGTGTTCTGGTGGCTTGCTTGGGACAATACTGTTATCTATGAAGGAGATTCTAAGGCATTCAATGTTGAATGGGTAGATAATCAATGGTCTGTAGAAATAATTCTACAAAATGGTCATAAGATTCAATATACTAACAGTGAATTTCCACCTTCGCAACTCTTCTTTGATACTTGGCATATAAGAGAAACAGTAGTCAAGTATAGATGGAACCTACAATACCAGGTAGAAAATATAAGCTTCACTCAATGTGTAACTTAAAAACAGAATAGAGGAGAATCCCAGTGGCGGAAGATAGACGCTGAGAGGTAAGTAGCCGAATCTTTGCCCTACAGGCTGTGAGCTGGTGGCAATCAAGCCCTATCGTGAGATAGGTGTCCCAAATGCCTTTGAGGGAGCGTCACAGATTAAATAAAGCCCCTGTGAATCTGTGGTCTCAGGGAGAATGACGGTCAAGGCTACAATCTCAAGGTGTAAGTCCTTGAGCTGGGATTGGCTGAACTTGCAGGGCAGGAGTCGCAAAGCGTCAACAGCAAGCCTTGCAAGGGAAGCCAGAGCTTGCCCACACAGAAGGTTCTAGGGATTTGTTACTCTGAATTAGGTGGCGAGCACTCAGAGGTTAGTCCCTAGAACCTGCGTAAATTACTAATTTAATAAGGGAAGCCAGCTTGCCAGTGGTATACTACATGCTTAGCGATGTAGATGAGTTTATGAGAGTGAGGGAGATGCCTTAATAGCGGTGGGTGCTGGCAAGTGCCTGAGCATTAGGATGTGCAAATAAGACAGGTTGCACTTACAAGAAACAGGGTAGGCTCAGGCAAACAGGGTGAGAGCAGCAAGGCGAAAGCGAAGCCTCTGAAACAATGGGATAAGCATAAGCCAGCCCTCACCCTGAAAGGAGAATATGAAGTGTCCAAATTGTAGTCAAACTGTAAAACTCAGAAAGGATGGTTTAATCCCATTTCACAAAATGCCTAAAAAGACTGCAGCCCAATTTGGTGGAAACTATGTGTTAGGAGCCTATTGCGGATTCTCTAGGTGTGGACCAGAAGACTCAATCCATGAGCTGAAAGGAGAACAGGAGGGAGATGCGAAATAAAAAGCGATTGGGGGATGCTGCCGAATACAGCACGAATAAGGCAGAGCAGTTTGCAGCATCACAGAGAGCTGGGAATGATGAGAACCCCAGGCTTAATCGGAGATGTACCGAGCTGCCTTTTAAGGCTCCTCTGCAATCCGCCCTCACCCTGAAAGGGAAAATGAGAACAGTTATTAAGTGTCCCAAATGTGGTGCTGAAGGAAACTTTTATTTTGAGGGTACATATATCATGTGCGAGGCTTGCAGGCATAAAGATATGGACAAGGGAGTTTTCGAGAGTCTATATGACAAATGGTTAGTAGCTAAACCCCTGAAAGGAGAAAGATGAAGGCAGAAGATACTGTAATAAAAACTAATATCTATAACTGCCATGACCTAGTAGATGAGAGGGTAAGAGACCAGGCTGAAATCTCCTTCAAGGCAGGATGGGATGCCTGTATTCAATACTTGAAGGATACAAAACCTGAAGAAGTGGAAGAAGCAGTTAACCAGATAAAGGAAAAGTCAAGACAAGAAGGCAGGCGGGAAATAGTGGAGTGGATAGAACAGCATAGGAGAGGAGCTATTCTTTATTCTGATGATTGGCAGGCCTTCAAAAAGGAGCGGGGATTGGAGGAGAAAGGTGGATAGATTCTGTGAGGTTATTGACAAATCTTGGGGTTGGATAATGAGGTTCGTAGCCGCTCATTTGCTTGGTATGTATTGGGAAGAGAATAAGCCAGGTGATGTGTACCTCAACATTAAGAGATACAGAAAATGCTCTTGTTCCGTATAAAAGTGAAATAAACTAATGGAAGATACAAAACCTATGATTCACTGGACAGTCACTTTAGGTGATGACCAAATAGAGGTGGATGGAACTACTGCAGACCAGGCCCGTAAGAGGACGGCATACCTTTACAACGAACTGCACAAGTCCAACTACCCTATAACTATCCTCAAAGCTCTCTGCAGAGTAAAAAGGCATGAAGATAGAAGGGTCAAAAATCCTCTCAAGGAGGTTATATAAGGAGGACTTAGGGAATGGAAATAGAGAAAGAACTTGAAAAAGTGTATGGCTTAACCAAGACAGAGGCCGCTAAGGCTGAGATGCTCTTGCTGTGGTTTCTCTCAGTATCACCACACAGAAAGTCTATACCATGGGAGGAATTTGATAGGAGGTACAAATGGCTCTTTAGAGAGCAGGCACTATTTTACAGTTGGGGTCCATTCTATAGAGACCACGGACAAGTAGGGCTGAGATCAGGGAGATTATAGCATGAAAAAGTGCCCAGAGAACAAAAAGATTAAAGATGCATCCTGTGCTAAGTGTGAAAAGTATGAAGATTGTCAGATTGATGATTCTGTAACTAAACAAGAAAAATCCAAAAAGGCCTACTTAAAAGGCCCCAAAGGGAAAAAGTCAAGGAAAAAATACTGGGATAGTACTAAGGGTAAAGCTACTAGGGAAAGGTATAGTAAAACTGAAAAGAAGGCTGAGACACAGAGGAAGTATCATTATTCAAAGAAGGGCCAGGAGGGTGTTGAAAGAAGGAGGCAGCTTAGGGAGGAGGCTAGGGAGGTAGAGAAGTGGCTGAAAGAACATTCTGGTAAAACTGTGGATGACTATTATAAGGAAAAGGGCGACCAGCCCAAAGAATAAGGAGGTGTATGGAAAATTCTGAGTATGAGAAAGCCCTAAAATGGTTAGAGAAACAAGAAGCAAAAGGCAAAAACCCAATCGCTTCCATCGACCGGGCAGAGGATAAAAAGGAGTTTACTGAAACCTATAGTGTTACTGAAAATACCCCTCTTTGCTGTCCTGTCTGCACACATGGGTTTAATAAAGGTACACTCTGGTGGAACCCAGCCATACCAGCTAGGTTTGTATGTAGAGGATGTAAGCTTACTTTCTCAATAACACTACCAGGTAGCAGTCTAGTAATACTGATTTCCAAAATAAGAGGGCAAAAGAAGGCAGAAAGAGAGCTAGAGAAAGAAAAGAAAAAGAAAGTGGGTAAGTAAGATGTTCAGAAGGGCTAAGAAGATGGTATTCCCCCTAGAGGCTACCACTGTTAAAGATCTAGAAACTAAAATGAAGTCACTGCAGGGCTGGGCTAGATCTCTAGGGCCAGTTGTCCTCCCAGAAGAGGAGTTATTCCTTGCCTACATACTGACAGAAGTACTACCTGAACACCCACTTGTGCTTGTGCTAGGTAAACCTATATCAATGGCAACTGTATATGCCTACTTAGCAGGTTACAAGAAGTGTCAGGAGGATAGAAACCTAGCAGACCTATTATCAAAATGAAGAAGTTTTGTCCAAAGTGTAGGATGTCTGTGCCTGTAACTCTCAAAAGGGACTACGACAGGGATGGCACTCTTGTAAGCAAGAAAACTACCTGTGATTGGTGCTTTACTACTATAGAAGAAACCCCATCTAAAGGAGGAACAAATGAGGATAAGGTTCTTTGACAGGGTGGGTGGTTGCTAGATGAGTAAACTAACAATTCCTGATGACCTCTACCAGTTCCAGAAGGATGATGTAGGCTTCTTAGGTGATGCTAAGGAGTCTATGCTTAACCTCTCTGAAATGGGTACTGGCAAAACCCCAGTTGCCATTGCAGAGGCCCTTAAGCATGAGAAGACCCTAGTTGTCTGCCCTAAGACACTTAAGTTAGAGTGGGTTAGGCAAATTAACGATTGGAGTGATACTGGATGTCAGTTTTCAGGGCGGTACTCTAGTAGAAAACTAGACCCCTTAATTATGCCCTTTATAGGTAAGGGAAAGGAGACTCCCTTTTTTATTACCAATTATGAAACCTTCAGGATTAGGAGATACCAAGATATCCTGAGTGACTTCCCCTTCGACTTTATTATCTTAGATGAGGCACATAAGGTTAGGAATCCTAGGACTAAAGTAAGTAGAGGTTTATTTGAGTTCCTATCCACAAGACAAGATGTAAAAGTACTTGCTATGACTGGGTCACCTATAGTAAATAACCCAGCAGACCTTTATACACTACTGTGTATAGTAAGACCTTCCCGTTATAGTACAAGGTACAGGATGGATTTTATCTCAAAGTACTGTGAATATTACCCTACAAGGTATGGTATAAAAGTTACTGGTACTAGAAATATGGAGGAACTAAGGCAAAGGACTGCTCCCTATACAATAAGGCATACAAAAGCAGAGGTGCTAAAGGACTTCCCAGAGAAATACTACAGAAAAGTACTTCTTGAAATGAATGGTGAGCAGAGGGAAGTCTATGAGAAGATGGAAAATGAACTGTTTGTCCTACTTGATAATGGCGAACCCTTGTGGGCCCCTTCAGTACTTGCCCAACTAATGAGGTTAAGGCAACTGAATGTCGACCCCAGGATAATAGGGGTTGATGCCCCCTCAGCTAAAACTGAGTTCCTACTTGATATGCTTGAAGGTACAGATGAGAAAGTTGTCATCTTTAGTTGCTTTGAAAGGTACATAGATCTTATATCAGGGCTTATTAAGGAGCCCCATGTAACTATTACTGGTAAAGTATCAGTTGAAGATAGGGCAAAGGCAGTGAAAAGATTTCAAGAGGATGATAGTATTAAGTATGCCCTAGGTACAGTACAAAGTATGGGCGAAGGAATTACTTTGACTGCCTCTTCAAACTGCATTATGGTTGATAGGTGGTGGACACCTGCTACAAATAAGCAGGCAGAGGATAGACTACATAGGATTGGGCAAAAGAATGCAGTCGAAGTTACAATACCAGTAACAGAAGATAGTATAGATGAATCACTTGATAAGCTACTTGCTGGTAAGGAGAAGTTAAGCCAGGAATACCTAGGTGACCAAGAAATGATGAAGGAAGTTGTAAATGACCTAAGGGAAAGTAGGAGGTCTAAGTAATGCACCCTCCAGTAAAGAAGGAGAACTTCCTAGTGATACTCCCTGACCTTATAGTGACAGCCAAGAAGAGTAGGATTACTCAAGCAATATCAACACTAGTTATTGAGCTTAAACTTCAGGCCTATAAAGTAGATGTTAAGTTAGATAATAACGGAGGAGGCAGAGTAGAATGGAAACCCTAGATAGTTACCTCCTGGTGGTGGCTTTAGTATTTGGAACACCAAATCTAAAAGAGCTGGTGTACTACTAAGGAAAACAGGATAGGATGGCCCTACTACTGATTACGATATTAGGGTGCCTACTACCTGCATTTAACTAGAGCCTAGTGACTACCCAGAGATTTAGTATGAGGAGCAACTTGCAGATGGAAATAGGAGATAAAGATAGATATGGTAATACCTTAGTCCTAGGAGGTTGGAAGGAAAACCTACTTAGGACAAGCACAGGTAAGTTTATTGTAGGAGTCCAAGTACTAGATACAGAAAAGGCTGCTATGGAAGCCTATAATGCCCATAACTGTTCTGAATTGCCTACTAACTATATTTCAGAATCTTTCCAACCCTGGTTTGAGAAAAATAAGGTTGCAAATAGGGAGTATGATGTACCTTCTAGTAGAGGAAATACAGTATATCAGGTTAAGTTCGATAAACTAGGGAATACTACCTGTAACTGCCCTGGATTTTTATTTAGGAGAGACTGCTGGCACATCAAAGCTATTAAAGACCTAGTCAAGGAAGGAGAGATCTGATGATTAAGGAAAGACTTATTAACCCACCTACAGTAAAAGTAGTCCGCCTAGTATGTCCTGGGTGTAGGAGCCACTTCTCCATACCCGTCTCTCTAAACCTAAGGAGAGGCCAGGTTACCTGTAAGTTCTGTAATGCTGTCTTTGAGTGGGAGGAAACTAATGGGCCACGAACTAACTGACTCTCAATACCTAGACTTCTTAAGTAAAATTAGAGAAACACTATCTAAACCTAACTTTAAGGTTTATAGGGCTGATAGTAGCTTCCCCGGAACTTTTACTGCTCATAGGTGTTATCTACTTCTACCTCTAAGTAGAAAAAGGCTATTAACTACTATGGAAAAAGAATTTCTAGACCAGGTTACAACCCAAGGTCTCCCCCTCATTGAAAGGAAACTGACTGAGAGGGATAATAAACTACTATACCTTGTAATCTCTGGATCCCACGCATGGGGGCTTAGTAAACCAGACAGTGATATAGACCTAAGAGGTATATACCAGTCCCCCACAAAAAGAGTGTTAGGACTGCACAAAGGCAAAGACACTATTGAGTTCAAAGACGGTCTATATGATGTCCAACTATATGAAATAGAGAAGTTCTTAAGTATGCTCTGTAAGCATAATGGAAATATGGTTAACCTACTTTGGGTGCCACAACCTATCTTTGTCTCTGATGAAATACTAAATGAATCCCGAACACTTGCTGGATTCTTCCTAACAAAGAAGTTAAGATTCTATTATAGAGGATACGCAGAAAGTCAGAGAAAGAGAGCAATGTCAGAAAGGGGTGGTAAGGCACTAGTATACACCTATAGAGAGATGTTTTCAGGCCTCTACACTATGTACTTTGGGTCTGTTTGCCATAACTTCCTAGACCTCTGGCATACAGCTGAGAAAAAGGGTTGGTATAAAGGCTCTCTATTAGGCAGGTACTACCCAGTAACAAACCAGGAAGTAACAGATAAAGGGTGGCACCAGTTTTACTCAGAGTGGTATACCCTCTGTGAGGTGCTAGACAAGGTAGTATCTGAGTCATTCTTACCAGATACTTACGACGGTCTTGAATACTGTAATAAAATCCTACTTAGACTAAGAATGGCAAGTTCCATCCAATGGAAGGGCCTTAGGGAGTCTATCCTAGGAAGTTCGCTAGAACCCCAAGAGTAGAAATAAAATTTTATGAAAGGAGGAGTGCATGGCAAGGGTAAACTTAAGTTTTAACTGTGGTTGTGGGTTTAAATGTCCCACCCTTGAGGAAGCTGTAAAACACTCAGATGAAAAACAGCACACCCTCACTGCAGCTGGAACAGTATCGAAAAATAAGAAAGTGAGGTAAAATCCCATGGAAAAGACTCAGAAACAGGTTATTTCAGGTTACCACAGACCTGTATGTAGGAAATGCCAGTGTGAACTAAGACCTGAAAAGAATAGTGTAGGTCTACTGGACATGGCAGATTTTGGCCCCTACGAACTCTTCGATGCAGATCTCTGGAAATGCCCTAAATGTGGGTATGAAGTTATAGGAGGATTTGGTAATGGGCCTATATCTGGGCACTGGAAGCCCGACTTCCAAGCCATGATTAAGTACTACAAGGAAAAGTCTATCTTAATTGTGAACAGAGGGTAATAAAAGTCGAAAGGTCGATTACCGAAAGGAGGAAGTAGTGACCCTAGATAAAGGAACTGAACTAAAAGAACCCTATGAGACGTACCAACTCCGTCGAATAACTACACTGTGCCGGCAAATCCCTAAAGGTGAAAGGGCTAAGGTAGTAGAGAAGATAAAGGCACAGCAGTGGTTGGATAATAATGGTAACAAGGCACTAATAGAGAAAGCCCTAAAGCTACTTGAAAAGGAGGAACAGGTATGACTAAACCAAGAATTGATTTTTCTAAGGCAAGAAAAGATTTCCTCAAAGCCCTTCATAGGTTGCCCACCGAAGACCGGTATACTAATATACTGGCGCTTACTCTAGTTGAACTTGCTACTCTAGGTTACAAACCCCACCTAGAGATGGCAATCGATAAAGGCAGTATATCCTGGGAAAGTGAAGAGCCAAAACTATGAGTACAGAGTATAAGGAAATAGGTAGGATTAGTGTGTCCGATTCTACTTACATAGTCCTCTCCAGTGTTCACAGTGATGGTGAACTAAAAGGGTACAACATAAGTAAGTTCATTTCCACTGAACACTACACTGGGTTTGCTAAAGGTGGTATCTCTATCCCTGCAGACTCACTTGAGGACTTCCTTGGTACGTTCTCAAAAGTGGAGATCCCATGACTGAGTATAGCCCAGAACTAGTACAGTCAACACCGGAAAAGGAGTCCCAGGTGAACCCCAAGTTTAAGGCTGTTAAATCTCCCTCAGAAGGATCTTTTCTTTATAGGTACTTTAACTACCTTGTTGAGAGATTTAGTGAGGGGGACTTCAGTAAAGGAGCAGCAATAAAGACTTTTGAGAGGCATACCTGTTATGCCGGTGCAGTAAATAAGTTCAGCTCACTACTTGTTGCAGGATGTATAACTGAAGTAAAGGAGGGTGACTAATGCCTCATATAGATGGTGAATCTAAATACTTCCTAAGGAAATATGGTAACTCCAACCCAGTCTTTTTCCCTGAAAAGGAGGTAGACTTCCATAGGGAAGGTGGAGTTGCAGCATACGTCTACCTAGGTCGAGCACTTGCTGAAGGATTACCTCTAGATGGGAATACCATTTATGGGCATATAAATGGGTTAGGTGAATTTGTCCATAAATCTGAGCTGATAAATGACTAACTTAGGCATCGAGAATAAAACCTTCATGTTCACCGGGCGTATCCGTATCACCCGGCATGAAGCCCAGGATCTAGTTGAATCCTTAGGTGGCATTGCTGGATCATCCGTATCAGGTAATACCGACTACCTAGTTGTAGGTGAGGACCCTGGGTCTAAACTTGATAGGGCAAGGGTGTTAGGTGTAACTATACTTACTGAGCAGGAGTTCTTTACACTTGTTGAGGCTGAGAGAAAGGACTCAGTGCACCTTACCCCCACCCAACAAGATGGTACTGAAGATTTAACTGACGAACAATGGGAGGGTATAGCAAAACTAGGTATCCCAGTAATGACAGGTGAACAACTTGAGAGGCTACTTAAGTATCATTCCCCTTCCTATGAGAACCCAAAAAGGTTAGAGGGAATAGAAAAAGAGATTACTCTACTCCCACCCTCAATCTGTAAGTTCTGTGGGGCTACAATCCCATACTCAGTTTATACTGAAGATACCTACACTACCCCTGAGGGTACCTACTACTGCTTCAACTGTAGGCAATACAGTGACCAGGATCACCACAACTGCTGGTATGAACCTCTTGACCTAGGTGCTGCCATAGTACATGTCTGCTTCCTTTGTGATAACTTCAGAGAGATGACAGACATTGAGCAGAGAGAGCATCAAGATCATAAAGCAGCAGAAGATTGGTACAACTCAGCGGAAAGGGTACTATCTGAGCACAGGAAGGAAGAAGAAGATAAGGCCTTCTTAGAAAAGTATGCACCAATCCTAAAGAAATACCAGAGGCACATCTGCTCTAGTTGGGAAAGGGTAGATACTCAGTCAGATTCCGGATTCTACAAAATCTGCAAGGACTGCGGAAAAATCATGGTTGTCAAGACTATCAAGGTTGCAGAAAACACCAACCAAGAATTTGAGGATACCGACAATCCTGCAGTAGGTGATGCAGGCAAGGGTGTAGGCCCTGACGAGGGTGTAGGCAATGCTAACAAGCCTGGTGTATTATACATTGACGCCCGCAAAGAGCGGCGTTATCAACAGTGGGTGCGAAGGCACACCGAATCTCCCTGAATTATTCTCAGTTGACAGGTTTTTGAAGATATGTTAGAATGTATTATACGATGAAGGACAGGGCTTACGACAGTGACAGGTATGTAGGACCAGACGGTCGGTTCAAAGTCCCATCAATTAGAAGGAGGAACGATGCCTAAAAAGTTATCCGAAATGACTGACGCCGAAAAGCGGGCGTACGTCGAGAAAATCCTCGAGAAAAGAGAATCTCGGCAGGCTGATAACAAGGCCAAACGTGCTGCTTACAAGGCACTTGCTGAACTCCACCCGGATGAGTTCGACAAGCTTCTGAAGGGTCAGAAAGTCACCAAGAAAGCGTAGTCCTGGCGCCGCAGGGGGGACAGCGTTACAAACCCCCCAATTTTTTCAGGTCGAAAGGAGGAACTTGGTACACCCAATAGAACAGGCGACAGTAGAGATCCTTAAAGGAATGGGGCTTAACTTCACCCCTTACCTCGCCCCACCACCTCAAATGGTTGAAGAAGTAGAAGAAGAAGAAGTGGATGACGAAGTATAGTTAGTAGTTTCTCCCTGCCTTACCCAGAAACCCAGGTGTAACAGCCTGGGTTTTCTGTTTTTCTGAGTGTAACATTGAGGTATACTTAATACACATTGTCAATATTCATCATATTATCTGTCCGTTTCCTCGCCTTCACCCTAGTAACTAGTACCTTCTATCCCCCTTTTCACTAACCTCATTTGATTGTATATAGAAGACCTTACCACCCACCCACAACCAATACCCACACACAACACCGGCCTTTTCGAGGCGTTATGGTTTGGCCAAGCGACGCTGCC